CCGAGCCGTCGATCCATTTAGTTATCAACCCTTGATCAGTTAAATACCCTTTATGATTAATAATTTCATTCATATTATCTGTTAGCATATTATGTTCAGCTAACTGCCCCCAGTTTAGGTTTGAGTCATAGGGCTCGGATATCTTATAGGTAACTACTTCAATAATATCCTCGTAAGCAGTCTTCTTAAAGAATACATCATTGCAGTCAAAACCATTGAGTGCTAGAAGATAGATCAGTTGTGTTAGTGTAAAGGTTGAGTAATACCCTGACTTTGTGTAATTTTGAAACTTGTTATAGATAACACTAATTGTGCTGGGAACACGCAGATATAGCATTCCGTTGTCTTGCATGATTCCGTTTAAATTTTTAAGAAAGTTTAAAGGACTGTGACTATACTGCAATGCATCCGAACACCAGACTACATCAAATTTTTCATCTAAACCAAAGTCTGGAACTTTGTTAAAATCTTGTTGGATTAACTTGATGTTTTTGTAATTAGGATTTTCTTTAATATCTAGTTTATCTAGGCCAGTGCAGGAAATATTAAGCGGTGCACCTGGGCTGCCGTCGTCTTCATCATTGGTTAAACTAGCCCAGAATTTAAGATCAAAATGTTCTCGACCACATCCAATATCAATTACATTTTTAATACTAGTTTTAAACTCATAATGCCCGCTAAGATTTTTGAGAGTCTGTAAACTATAATTGTGTGATTCTTGTTCACTTGTAAAAATCATTGACTTAAAATTCCTATCATTGATAGATGTCTGGCTTCCTGCCATCTTTTGTCGAAAAATTCCAGAGCGTCTTCAAAAGCATCAATGTTCTTTTTATTAGGTTTATTTGCAGCCTGTTCTAAAGATTGATGTACAATATTTAAATGTTGTTTTGAATCTAAAAAACATTTTTGAATATCTCTATACCTGCGCCATCCATCTACACTTTTTACACCGTTCTGAAGTTTTAAAGATTTAAGCATAGTCATCTGTTCATTATTAAATTCGAGGGCAACAGTGTTGATATGGTTTTCCAAAGATTTAAGTTTTGTAGGAGTCATACCTGTACATCCTCCATACCAGCACACCTTAATCTTACAATATGACCCAGCATGAAGTTCTTAGACTCGGTGCCCTTCATAACACCCAGCCACTTGTTTCTTAGTAAAGCAACTTCATTGATAATGCACTCAAAATCAACCACTTCGTCCTCGCCGTCTACATACTTTTCAGCATCACGACTAGTTAGTGCCCTGGGATAGTTTTCCAGGTATTTAACAAAGTGTTTTCGTCTAATTTTACGAAGTTGAATATTAAGAAAGTTAAGAACTCCCTCTACTTCCTGTAGTTGACTAAAACGTACTTCAGTAATAGCAGGGAGCTCTTTAATAGACTTTTCAACTAATCCGTGTATTCCTACTTCTTTTTTTGCAATTTCCAGTTCTGATTCATAATGAGCGATAAAATTAGGAATGTGTCCTAAATCCTGAGTAACTCTAGAATACCAATTAACCATTTTTACTCGTACTCGTCTTCGTCATCTTCATCCAATTCAATGCCGTTATACTCTACGGCTTTAGCCAAGTATTTGTCAACAGCAGCAAGATCAAGAATAACCTCGTCCTGAACTCCCTCGTCAATTAACAATCCAATCCAATGATCAGCAGCACTTTGTTTTTCTTTGATGTACTCATTGAGTACAGTCCATGTATCAATTAAAACTTCACTATCCATGTATATTATACCTCCACAAGATCTTCAGGTTGTTCTTCATCTGATCCCTCTTCTGGCATATTTACCTCTGGAAGCGCATTGTCTCTAGCGATTGTGTCAGCCATAATAGTTTCTAGTTTATCGCCAGTCCAGCCCTTGCGGAACTCAAGCATTTCTTCTCCAGCTAATGTTGTATACTTGAGACGGTTTCCTTGCTTTGTAAGCAATCCCTGCGCTTCGAACATATCAAGTAACCCACTGTACGGATCCATGCCAGTTTCATACGGAATCTTAACCTGAACGCTCTCAAAAGGCTTGGAATAACGTGTTTTCATCACTTTACAGGCTGCTCTGATACCATTAACAGTACTTGTCTTATTGCCGTCTGCATCTTCTTTTAGTTTAAGTTTACGCATGGCAACAACAATACTACTAGCGTAGATAAAGCCTTGCCCACCTGAGATCTTATCGTCTGGATCAAACATGTCTTGACTCGCGTATGTATGGTTAGTTGCAATCATACCTACATTGTAACTACCAATCATATTAACTGTGTTACGAACAAGACTTGCCAGTGCTTTAGGCTTACGACCCATGTCACCTTTCATGTCACCAGATTCAAACTGATTAACATCTGTGGGAGTCATCATCATTCCTAAACTATCAATGATAAACAATACTTTAGGACGTTCTTCTTCGTCCATTGCCTTGTAGTCTTTCATAAACGTTGAGATTGTTTTAGCAACATCATCGATCATGCTCATGCTTAGTTTAAGTAACTTGCTCTCATCAGTATCAACCCCCAGTGCTTTTAACCATGATTCATCTAATGCATTCTCTGAGTCAATTAATACTACAAAGATTCCTTGTTCTTGTGCATTTTTTACAATGTTTCCACTTGCAAAGTAACTCTTGCCAGCGCCCGATTCTCCAGCAAATACTGTAACTTTACCCATGGGAACACCTTTGTGAAAGTCACCACTAATAAGATAGTTAAGTGCGTAACTGCCAGTGCTGATCCAATCAGTAGGATCATGAAATCCAATACTAAGTCCGTCAATACTCTTTGTGATATCCTTGCGGAATTTACTTACGTCAAATGCTTTAGCCATTGTTGTTTCCTATCTTATATAAATCTAAAAAAATCTTACTACTATCTAAATTTCGTCTCTTGTCCATAATCTGGAGTTCTTTAAAAGACCGAGACAAGTTCTTTTCAAACGGGGTATCTAAATATTTTAACATATTCCTGTAACTGTTTTCAAGCAAGAAGCCAGGGTGTTCATTTATTCGCTTTTTTAGTTCTAACTTTATAGATTGTAACACATTATCAGGCAAATTGCAAACATTTAAATACGTCGGTGTTAGCATAGGACCAATAACAAAACTGTTATTATGAACTCCGTGTTGTTTAAAGTAATCAATACATGCAAATATTGAGTTATAGTTTAGTAGAAAATGTAGCATGTTAAAAGAAATACGGTGATTAAGTTTTTGAATAGTAATCAAATTATCTTCAAAGTCAGACCAAGATCCGCCGTGCCTAATGTATTCGTATTCTCTGTGAGTTGTTTCACAACTTACTGTCCAATGCACATCCTTAAATCCGCAAATTAAATCAAATACATTTGTGTCTACCTTACTTAGATTTGTATTAATCCTTAAATTAACATCTGGATTAACCTGTTTTAAAAGTTCTAATAGCTCAATGTTTTCTTTCATTAACAAGGGTTCTCCCCCTGCCATGTATACATGCTTTAACTGTTTAGCATTGCTGAATATGTAATCTTTAAAGTTTTGTTGTTGTTGTTCGGTCGGAGTATCAATTTTCCTGCCTAGTTCACTTGCCCACTTACTGCTAAACTGTGGGCTACAATACACACATGCCATATTGCATAGGTTGCTCCATCTAACGTCAATAGTATGTAATTCATGTGTTCCGGTAGTGTTGTAAGTATCTAAACTAACATCACGTAGCTCTTTAAGATAAAACACACGATCACTGATAATTGACATATCAACTGTCTTGTCTTGTTTTTCTAGATCATAACAAGGACTGCAATTAACTCCAGGTTTGCCACATAACATATTATCCTGTGTTTGTGTGTTTAGTTTACCCGTAAGTATGTCTTTAATATCAGTGTCTTTTATATTGCCTAATTCATTAGCACTACGAATACAATTCTTTTACTTTCCGTCAACGTTATACATTAACCCAGTCCAGGGCATAGGGCAGAACTTCTTATTAGTTAGGTAGTCTTTTGGTTTCATACACCCACTACTCTGCGTGACTTGCCTAATGACAGTTCTGTAAACTGCATACCTTGTGCATCTGCGTTTGCCATCGTATCAATTACAAGATTTGCCCACTCGTCTACATTACATAATCTATCATCGGGTTCTTGACCATCAAGTGTTGCTACTCCACCAGGTCTAATAATTACTATCCTGCAACTACCTGACTTTGTCCGTAATTGATAAACTGTTTCTTCCAATGCTCGTTTCTGTGTGCGGTATTGGCTCATTGCAATTTCTTCTTGTCCAGGGATAGGTGGATCGACTGGTTGTTGAGTCATCATAGTGCTAATACACCATATACTTTTACCTGGAACATTGCGCCACTTTTGCCAAACATCATACAGTAACTCAGTTTGTGCATAACCTGCCTGTGCATTGTTAATAAACATGTCACATGGTTCAACTAAAGTAGCAATCTTTGGTATAGTACGGATATTATGTCCAGTGCGTTTAGATAGTCCAGTCATTGCATGGCCGCGGTTCTCTAATATGTTAAAAAGTGCCTTGCCTATACCGCTAGTATGTCCTGTAATTGCTATTTTCAATGTAATAACTCCATTGGTTGATTTATAAATGTAAGACTTGCCACTATTCTAGGCAACGTAGCAGGAGTGTTCTTTAAAACACTATGTGGCACACGGCTATTAAAAGCAATTATCTTGTCCAAGTTATCGATCCTATCTATCTCAGGCAAACTAAGGGCACTTACATCTTCGTGCGTCGCACCATGTACTGTTACTTTCGGACAGGATTGCAGTTGTTCATCTGTAATACTGTACCAAACATTACTTTTGCCCTGTGTATTAGAGACAGGTATGTTAATCTTAGCAACCTGTGGCATTGCATCGATGTGTAAATTTAAATTATCTCGTAATACAGTAATACTAAAATCCTGTACGACAAGTTTTAACTCTTTACAAAACTTAATTACACTAGGTGCATGCTTTAAGTCTAACTTATTAAGAAAATTCCAACCCTCTGCGGTGTCTATTTTGTTAATGATCGCCAATAACTCAGACTGTATCTTGCTAAGATAGTCACATTCTATAATATCATAGCATTTCATCATAGATAATCCTTGTAACTGATCTTCCTAATGCTATCTTGTAAATCTATATACGCTTGTATCTCTGTTTGGTTATTACTGTCAACTGCTACCATTGGCCTAATGACATCAGGGACATCAACCTCTGTGAATGTATTCTTATACTTTACGTTTACTGGATCAGGCTTATTTAAGAGTGCCCAACTATGACTTATATTATGTGTGTCAACAAAAGACAATATGTCTGCAAAGTTTCCCACGTTTAATGCACTTACTGTAGTCCATGTATTAAGGTGGACGGGCATGCTCTTATATATCATTAAGTTAGAGTAAAACTTGTCCCAGGCAATAGGCCAGCGCAAGTATTCATGTACTCTGCCTATACCATCTAAACTTACTGTTATAGTTACTTTAATCTTACGTTTTACAATTTCTTCAAGTCCGGGAATTACAGCACCGCAGTTGGTATTGATGCGAATACTACGGACGTTCTCTGGAATATTAGCCAGGAGATACTTGTAATTTTGGCTTACGCTTGGCTCACCGCCGTTAACGTCTAAATGGACTATTCTATCTTGTGGAAGTTGCCAAAACTTAGCACTGTTGTCTATTGTGTAGTTGTCACCGCTAAGTTTCCCTATTAGTGTGCTTAGACTTGAATTGCATGTTTGGCATGCACTGTTACAGGTGTTGTCTAGCACTCCGCCAACAATAAGGTAGTCTGGTTTCCGTTGTAACTTGTCAAAACTAATCGCGTTCAGTCTTATGCTGGATTGTGTAAGTTCTTCTGTTTGCTGACAGCGGATACACTCTTCTGGCCATACATCGTTACTTAGTTTATCTTTAGTAGCAGCTATCCATTCACTGTTACGCAATGCATCAATATTAGAAAAATCAGGGTGATTAACCATGTGGCCGCACGTAGAAACTGAGCCGTCTGTGTCAAATCTAACATAGTGATCTAGTCTAGGACACTGCATATCTGTTTAGATCTTTCAATAACTTCTTTATATACATCTGGGTACATATCTTTAATAGCAAGTACAATGTCTGCAAATGTTACTGTCTGTCCTATCAACTCCCAGTACAATACCTTGTCTAACGCCATATAGAAATGTAGGGTAGGGTTATCTGCAATTACACTTGGAATCTTTATCTCACTGTGGTTTTTATGCAAGTTAGTATACTCACTAATCCTACTTATATTTTCTAACTTTATTGTTGCGTCTGAATGTCTGCGTAGGTTTACTAACCAATAAAACTGTGGGCAGAAGTGCCTATTGAAAAACAAGAATTGTTTAACAAATTCAGTAATAGCCGATTCAGGAATATGCGGATTCTTTTTAATATATGTAGTTACTCCTGAAACAAAACGATCAATTGGTTCTCTAATAAAGACAGTAACTTCTGTTACATTGGCGACATCTTTGTGTGGTATTTTTGGAAAGTCACTAGTTAAACTACTACTACCGTTCTTAAAGATAGGAAAGATGAATGTGTTATCAGACTTAACAATAACACATTCATCCGGGAATAGTACAGAGTCTAACGGTGTGAACATCTGACTATATTAATCGTCGCGTTCCATAGATACTGCTTCGTCAATAATTGCTGCAACCTCTTCTTTAGAAGATGCCATAATTTTTGCAGTAGACCAATCGTCATTAAGATCTTTACCGCTAACTTCAACCATGAAGCCATTGTCGTACATATTAAGTGTCAATGAATCACTGACTTTTGATAATTTATCACTAAGTTTCATTTTATTTCTCCATTATAAAGTAAAGGTAGTAGGGGGAGAAGTTTTATCCTCTCCCCCCAGTTTTGTTAGACCTTTTGACGGCTGCGGATCATGTTAAGAATGTCTTCTGCACTCTTGCCACCTTCTGCTGGTGCTTCAACTGCTGGAGCAGGTTCAGCCACTGGTGCCGCTACTGGAGCAGGAGCCGCTACTGGAGCCGCTTCAGCTACTGGAGTAACCGGAGCCGCTTCAGCTACTGGTGCCGCAACTGCTACTGGTGCTGCTGGGGTATCAGGAACACTGATACCATACGGACGATAGTATTGTCCCCAACGTTCTACATCATACGGCTGTCCGTCTACACTTGCTTCAAACATCTCTTTGATAGCCTGAAGTTCTACATCGCTTGGCTTCTTAGGAAGGAAGTCATTTAGATTATGTAATCCAAAACTATCAACCGCTGCCATTTGAGTCTCAGTTAGAGCGGTTTCCTTACGAGACCACTTACTTGTGCTGTAGTCTGCATACTGACCTTTAGTAGTTTTAGTTACACGGAAGTCCAAACCTTGTGTGTAGTCTGTAGGCATTTCTTGGATATCTGGATCCATTAATGCATCTTTTACCAAGTTAAAGATACTTGG